TTTTATGCTCCCATTTGGAAAAATAGTTTTGATGGAGGATTTGCAGGTGAGCCTGTATCGCCTTTACCACCTTGCAAGCCACTCAATGAAATCAGCCAATCTGCAAACGACCCGCTGCCGCCTGTTGCCGTTACATTAACAATCAATGTCGTTGCAGAATAACTTGTCACCTGCCCGTACATATAATTTGCGGGGTTAGCCGATGAAGCGACCGTGACAAACTGCCCTGCAATAAACTGTTCGCCGCTTTGCGTGGTAAAAGTTTTTGAACCTGTACTAATTACAGTGCTGGTTGTTGATGTTGCAGTTAGTGTATTAGCTTGTTGAGCTGCCTGTGCTGCACTTGTCGCTGCATCGTTAGCATACTTTTTTGCACCATAGCTAACGCCATCAACTAAACTTAAACTGGTTGCCCACTCTTTAGCCGAACCAATTACGCCCGTAACACCTGTACCGCCGATTGCGTAGGATTTAGCAGAATAGTCGGTACTCTCTACTAAACCTGTTGTTAAATTAGCCCATTGTGAAGATAATGTGACGTTATTGGTTGTTGTGTTTGTTTGGGCAACAACATAGTTAGCTACAGCTACTACATCTTTAATAGCAGGAACAAATCGCTCAACATGACCTCCACCATCTAACCCTGTATTGGGATTCGAGTCATCTGTATAAATATGTTCTACCCCGTCATAAGACATTGATGACGGAACGGTGACTGCAATAGTCATAATATCTCCTTGAGGTTAATAGAAGCTCCGAACAAACCAACATTTGGTTGTGTGATAGCGTTTAATTGTGTAAAACGACCAATAAATGAACGTGCATATTGATATGAGCCTGTATCATCTACATCGTAAGCGTACAATACTTCGCGTGTAATACCTTGTGAGCGACTAGCCTCATAAATACCACCGAATGCTTCGTCTTCAGTTAAATGATTCCATTGTACGGATACAGTTCTTGCTTTTGCTTTCTCGTAAGCGTATTCTGTGCCTGAATTAGATGAAGATAATTCTGAATTATCCATAAAGTTATGGTCAATCGAACCGTATTCTGGGTTTATTTCAGGTTGCGAGTATTGTCCAATAAACACACGACCAACCTCTAAATACATATCAACATTTAAGGTTTCAGTAGAATCGTCTAAATCAACATGAAGGTGTGTACCTACAGGTTGTCCACCTGCACTATCTTTTAGAAATGAAATATGAATTTTAGTGAACGCTAATCGTTGTTCTTCTTCAATACTTCCTCGCCACAAGTTTTTTGAACGCCATGTTAAGTATTGTGAACTACTTGGATAAATACGTTTCCACACAGATAACCATGAAGGTTCGTTTATAATAACGGATTCTGTTTTACCTGATTGTGCGCCGTAACCGATATACCACAAGTTAAATGTTGTACCGTTGCCAACGTACACATTATCACGAGTACACGTTAAATTTACTCCACTATGACTAACCACAGTTGCATAAAAATAACTTGTTGTTACATTGGTTACATCTGAACTACACGCATAGAACTTTAATTTTGTTCCCGTAGCCAGCGAGGCTACGGACGTATCGAGCGTTATAGAAAAAGAGCCTGTCGCGTTGACAACTAACGCGTTTTTAGAATAGGATAATGGTGGTTCATTAAATACAGTAAAGCGACATTTAGCAGAAGTCGTTAAATTATGGTTAATTAAACCTATCGCGCCAAATGTCCGATAAGGTAAGTTTTTTAGTGAAATACCAAATGAACAATGTTTTGCACCAACACTTCCAAAATTAGATGTTCGAGCTGTTTCAGATAATATCGGTGTTTGAATGTTAGATAAAGGCAAAATAGAATTATCAACCCAGTCACAATTGTGGAGTTTATTTAATTCTAATAATCTGTTAGGATATGCAATTGCTACATTACTCATACTTTATAACCTAATAATTGCATAACCACTGATTTACGTTTAATATCCAATTCATAACCAACTAATCTAAAAGAAACCCCTTGACTATATCCTAAACGGTTGTAAAATAACTTAACAGTCATATTTAAAGTCAGTCTAGGAAGCTCACTAAAATAACAATTAACGGTTACTATATCACATCTTGTCTTAAATTGCAATAGTAATCTATCGGTAACTGTGGTAATGTTAGCTGAAGATTTCAATGCAGAATCAAATGACAATCGCATACTCTGAGGGTGACGAGATTTAACAGCTAAATCCGCAGACTCTTTAATAATCGAACCTTTTAATACTCTTGCTCGCCATGCGTCTGTTGTTGCACCTAATACGTCTGATTGCTGTGTTTCAACCTTATTATAATTTGATAACACACTGTAAAAAGGCAATCCATTTTGACCTACAGCCGTCGCGCTACGTTCGCACGATGTTATTTGATAATCTTTAACCGTTACGTCTGGTGTAACTGACGGTGAATTATACAACGCGGCATTCAATAAATTTGAGTTGTATGAAGTTAAGTCAATTGCGTCACCGAACCACCAATATCCACCAACAGATTTTAAAATTGTGTCTAATATCGCTCGTACAGTTGTATCAGAACTAACATAAATACCAACATTACCACAAGTATTTAATGTAGCGACAGCACCTGTTATAGGCGTTTCATTTACCTTTATTGTGTAGGTCGTCGCGTAAGTCACATCGTTATCGGTTGTATTACACGTTATGTTACCTAACACAATTGGGTCATAAATACCTGTACTAGGATTAGGTTCGGTTTGTAATTGAGGATTGATGCGTAAATACCCTTTATAAGTATCATAAGTCCCGACTGCTGGAGCAACAGCTAATAAATTATTTGAAGGTCGTTCTACGCCAAATACAAGTTGATTTCCGTCATTGAACACAGTATCAATCACATAGTTAATACCAGCCGACATTTGATAATAATGTGTGTTATCGTCTAATAATACAGGTTGTTCACCAATTGTTCGCTTACCGCTAGAAAACAGCACACTTGTCGCAACTTGTTTAAATATATCCCCAGCCAATAACGTTGTATCTGTAGCAGAACACGTTATTTGTTGAACTGCCATTGTACCTACTCTAAAGTAACCTTGAAACCAATCATAAGTTCCCGCAGTAGGTGTGGTCGATAGCAATAAAGCTAAAGAAGCTCTATTTACACCTAACGTTAAAGTAACCCCTTTATCATAAACAGCAGTAATACTTGTTGTGGTTAAATCGGATACTTGATACACACCTGACGTAGCAAAACACAATACAGGTGTAGCGTTGATTACTTGCCCATAGACACGAGGTTTAACATTACCCATAATATCAGTCGTCAAGCCTTCTACGCCACCTGTACCTGCATAACGCGCTAATATAAGTGGAGTATCTAATGCCTCAGTCAATGATTTTAATGTGAGATATATGGAGTTATTACGTTGGTTAATTCTAGTCACAATGCCTTTAAACCATGTTGTGACAGTTCCATTACTAACTAACTGAAGTGTACAATCTCGCCCATCAATCGCGTAATCGGTCAAATAATCCAATCCGCCGTCTGTATTATCGAGTTCTATTTCACCTATAGACGATTGTTGCATCACATTAAGTAGCCCGCCATCATTCCCTGTAATGTTGATTTTAGCAGGTTGCCTCATACGTGATTGATAGTATCGACCATCCGACGATTTATAACCGTCATCAGAAAAATAAAGTGTTGACGGGATATTATTCCCGTCAAGACAGTTGATGGTCGCAATCCAACTGCCTTGAATGAAATTAGCCATATTAGTTATTTACCTGTTTGCGAGTAGTTGATGAAATATCATCCAAATGGTCATTTTGTTGAGCATTTTGTAAGATAAGTTGTTTAAATCCTTCTTGTAAGATACCGTTCTGTGCAATTAAAATCTGATTTTGACGTTTCAATTCAGCTAATTCTTCTTCTGAATTCATGTTAGAATCATTTGATGCAACAGCATGAACACCTAATTTACCATTCACATTAGCTAATGGTAAAATACCTTCAGAACCTGCTTCACCCATTACACCGATATTAAATGCAGTAGGTTCGGATACAATACCGTTAGTAAATGCACCACCATTAGCATAATAAGTTTGCCCTTCATTCTGACGTAACCAATTGGCGTAGAATTCAAAATTACTATCACTTTGGCTTCTATTACTAGGAGCTAATCCTCTATTTGATAATGCTGTATTGACCGCAGATTTAACATCATTAAAACCTAATGCGTTAGTATTTACTCTAGTTTCAGCAGGAGTAATTGATAATTGTGGAACAGTTGCAACGCTAGGAGGAGCAGCCGTTGCTAAACCTGGTGATAAATTAGGGTACTCAAACACACTTGCTATGTAAGGAGTCGCTGTTAATGTAGGTTCAGGCTGTCTATTAGGATTACCACCAGCATCAAACATTTTACTAACACTAACCATGGTGTCTACATATTGTGTAGGCTCAGGTGTTGATGGTAAAACAGGTAATACTGGTACAGAAGCAGCTTGTACAGCTAATGCAGCAGCTTGAGCTGCGTTAGCGGCTGCTTGAGCGTCTTGTTGCGCTCCGATTTGTCTTAATGCGTCTAATGCTCTTTGTGCCGCACTAACGATGCCGTCAATAGAGCTAATTGCCGCGCTAGTGTTAAATGGTGGGATACTAATACCCGCAATAGTAGCAATCGCTTTACTGATTTCAGTTACAAAGTTAGTACCCGACTGAATACCTGCTGCGGTCATAGATGCCGCAATAATTAAATTTAACGCATCTAAATCAAGTAATAGTTTTTCTTGATAGTTCTTCATTATTATGTCGAACTCAGAAGTAGGGTCTTTAATTTTAGAATCTATGATAGCTGTATAATTTGCCATCGACTTAGTGATGTTAGTTATCAACTCTGCTTTTTTATCTTCAGGTACTTCTAAGGTAGCCATGATACCTAATATCGCACTTGTCGCAGAGGCTAAGATTTTAGCCCCTTCATCCTTAATCGTTTGATTAAATGTCGTTAAACCTAATCCAACTGCATCATAAATAGATTTAGCTAATGCATCAACCGCTGCTAATTTTTGGTCATTAGGAATAGAAACACTTGCTTTTATTTTATTCAACTCATCAATTGAAGTGGCTATCGCGCTACCTAAGTTTGTTCCTTTTAATGAATCAGGTATTGCAAACACACCTGTTTTAATATCCTCTAACAAATCAACCATTCTTAACTGTGGGTCAACTTGTTGTGGTAGGATACTTACTGAATCAATGACTTGTTGAATTAAATCATTACCTTCTTTAGATGAACCATAAAAGTTTTTAATTGCAGAGATAGTTTGGTCTGCTGTACCTGTAATTCCTGAAATAATACCTTGTTTAATTTCATCAACCGTTTTACCTTTATTAGCGGTTGAAGTTTGAGCAATGTATTTTTCAATGTTAGCTACCACAGATTTATCAGCAATTTTAGATGTATCAACAGACCCAATACCTGAATTGGATTGATAAGCTGAAATTTGATACTGTAATTTAGCTTGAGCGGTATCTAATTGTGATTTAGTTGAACCTAACTGTGTGATTTGTAATCCAATCGCCCAATCGGCAATAGCGCGTCTAAAGTCACGCATCCCTGCAACCGCTTTGCTGAAGTCAACTTCTTTTAAGTTATCAACATATAACTTAATCATAGCTTCTGATTTCTTCATTGAACCTGTTACACCTGATATAGTTTCCTGTCCATATTTTTTAACCATATCGTTTTTATACTTTTCAAACTCTAACTCACGCTTACCTGCTTCAGTAGCCATGCTGTATTTTTTATCATAAGCGGCTTGTTCGACATCCGTTAAGAAATTAGCCGCTTTACCTATATCACGAATGATAGTCACAGTTTTGATGAATTCATTAGCTGTTGCACTACCAGTACCGAATGTTTCATTTAATTCATCTACGGTTTTCTTAAAGTCAACCGCTTCTTTTTCTAACTCAGATAAACCTGCTGTCGCTAATTGATATGATAATTCTCTACGTTTTATAGCAATGTCTTCCGCTGTAATAACTTTCACATTTGATTCAACAGCAGTCACATTAGCTAATCGCAAGTCGCGTTCTTGTGTCATCATATTGATAAATGTTTTAGAGGCTTCTGTACCTTCACCAAACTGACTATTGATAAGTTCGATTGATTTATTAAACTGGTACGCATCTTTTTCAGATTGTGACATCGGAGCTTGAACTAACGCATCTTTTAGTTCATCATATTTACCTGTTATAGATGACTGATTTGTAGCGCGTTGTCTTTCCAATAAATCATACACTTCAGAATCTGAGCCTTTATTTACTGTTTTCAAGATTCTAAGTTCTTCTGCATCTGCTAATTGACGTTTAGTGTATTCCGATGTTAATTTACCTTCACTTGTGATAAGTGAATCCATTGCTAGTTTTTGTTTCGCAATCACATCTAATCGTTTTTCTTCTGCTTTAGTTGCTTGAATATACGCATTTAACGATGTTTCAGTAATGTTATTAGTATCAATAACACCATATAAAACCTTATCTACATTAGATAATGACGTTTGCCATTTAATAATCGAAGGTATCAATTTTGAATCCACTTGAGCCACTAAATCGTTGATAACTGTATCTGAATCAAGTAGGGGTAATGCTGATTTGTCTTTACGTTTAGTAGATTCATCAGATGAATATGTCATATCAAATAAAGATTCAACTGTTCTTACTACACTTTTTGACCAATCTGTGACCGACTTAATTGATTTAGTCATATTACTGAATTCAGCTACATTGGTGGACGCTGCATCTGCTAAAGGGTCTAATTGCCCTACTAAGGATTCCATTTCAGCTACTGTTTTTGGCATAGCGATACCTAAGTCACTAAGCGTTTTCTTCACCTCAGGATTAACTAAAGCAGCATCAAACGATTTCTCTTGCTTTGCATTTAAGTTAGCAAACGACATTAACTCTTTATAGGTACTAGGATTTAATGTAGTTGTTTTAGGGTTATTATCATCTTTTAGCGAGTATTTACCTTGTACAGCTAATGCTTTTTCAAGTAACTGGGTTGTTATTTTTTCACCTGCTGTTTTAATTATTTCACGCCCTTCTTTTGGTAAATAACTTAATAAGAAATTCGCTTGTGCGTTCGCTCGTGTGGGATTTGCGCCACTTTTATCGACGACGACGGCTTTTAATGCGCCTAATGCAGGTTGTAATTTAACAGCTTCATTAGATAACACATTTAATACTTTAACGGCATCAGAATCTGTTTTAATCTCTTTGGGTATATTAGCTGACTCAGGTAGTTTTAAACCATTTAAGAACGACTGTATATCTTTTTTAGCGTCGGTTAATTTTTGCTTGTCGGTTGTAAATGCGTCATACAATCCTTGTAGACCTGCTTGCATTTCTTTTAATCCACCGAACGCTTGAGCTAAAGAATCTGCAAAAGATACTAACCCTAAACCTGATAATTTAACGCTAACGCCTAATTTTTCAAACCCTGTTTTAGCAACAACTGTTTCGCTGGCTAAACGAGCGACTGTTTCCAACATCCCTTCGCCCATTTGTTGGAAACGACTTAATGTTGCACCGACAGCATACATCGCCATATCATCGCCAGTTTTATTTATCCAATCCTCAATTTTCTTTTGATTTTTAGCAGGGTCTGTTCCCATCGCAAGTTTCATTTTAGGGAGGACGTAATCGAAATTCATGTTATCTAATATACCCATTTTAGATACACTGTTAATTAACGCTACTTTCGTATTATTTAACAAACCTGTAAATAACTTAGTCATTTTATTATCGACTGCGTTGATTACTTCAGAATAAGTTACATCATCACTAAACCAGCCTTTAACTGTTGTTTTTACAACACTATAATCTAATACCTGTACTTGTTTCTGCATACCATCAAGTACAAATTTTTGTGAAGCTGACACAATACCGCCACCAACTGCTTCAAATTTTACTTTACCGATACCGAGTAATTTACCTAATCCATATTGAAGCCCTGCTAGGACAAGCGCGACAGGTAATGCAACCATTGCACTTCCTAACGCTAATGCACCAGCAGTTACACCGACACCAACAGATGTGCTAGTTCCCAAACCCGCGGCAATCGCAGCAGATGCTCCTAATCCTGCACCAGCCAATCCGCCACCTGTTGCAGCAGAAATACCTACAGATGTACCGATACTAGCAGCTTGCATTCCTACAGAACCATTTGGATTTTTAGATTTGGCGGTTGGTTCTCTACCGTAAATATCTTTAGTTGAGAACACAAATCTACCTCTATCGCGCAATGCTAACGCTGTACCTTTTGTGGTTGATTCAACTAAATCTTTAAAGTTAGAGTTGATTGCTTTGAGTTCTTCATATTCAACAGCATGAATTGAGTTAAGTGTGTTCACGATATTTCTGATTGAATTAGATTCACTACTTGAACCTAGTACAGAACCTGTTGTTAATGAATCAGGTGTGCGTAAATCAACATTTTTACCTTTGAATAAAGTTTGTAACAGACTGACTGCCATACCGCCAACCATCATAGCTCCGCCAGCCATGTAGTTACCAGACATCATCGCATTCATACCTATGTTCATTAAACTTGAACTGATAGTAGATACTAGATTTTTGAACATACCTCTAAACGCATCAGCAAAAGATTTCCCTTTAACTAACACATCATCAAACATAGTTATAAAGCCTGATTTTAAAGAATCCAATACTGTTTCTTTTACCGAAACTAAACCTTTTAATGTTTCACGAGTATCAATTAAACCTCTAATGCTTTCTTCAGAATTTAATCCGCCGTCCGCTTTAATCGCATTACGTTTTTCTAATTCTAATGACGATGTAGTGAGTTTTGTTAATAATTCTTCATTACCTTTGTTCAAATCACTCACTACAGCTCTTTGTGATTCCAATAATGCTTGTTGTAATCGTTGTTCTTCTGTTTTTTGTTTAGTTACGTTAGTATCTTTGACGTTTAAATCAGCAATTTGTTGATTTGTTTCATCTATCAAACGAAGAATAGTCAATTGTTTTTCAGAACCTGTATCTGACGCATTATAATCGTCTACTAAGTTATTTTTTCGTTTAGCTAATGACTGTTTCAAATAACTAGCATCTTCCAACACAGATTGTAATACTTTTACTGATTTTTCAATATCAGGTAATGCAAATGCGCCTTTTTCAGAAATCAATAATTTTAATCTACTTACTTCATCCATTTTCACAGATAAGGCTTCGTAGGCTTTTTCAGCATCATAAATAGCAGACGTTTCTTTTTCATGTTGCTCTAAATTACGTTTATTCGTAGCAACCATTGTATTTTCTAACGTAATTTGCTGATTGATTTCTTTACTGTTATTAGTGAGTTTTTGTTCACCCAGTTTGATTTGATGCTGCAATCTTTCAGCCGTTTTTTCGTCACCATCTGCCAATGCTTTTCTATATTTAACAATATCAGATTCAATTACTTTTTGTTGTTCACGGAATTGTAAAACTTGTTTAGATGATTTCAATTCAGGTTTAGCAGATATACCTGCAATACGTTCTACATCTTTAGCATAATCTTGACCTTTAGCAATTGCACCCATTCCTTGATTATGAGCTGCAATCGCATTATGTAGACCTACTTTAGCAGCCCGTTGTGATAAAGCCGCTACTGCTTTCATTATTGATTCTTCTTGGTCATATACATCTTTAACACCAAAAGTTTCAGCAGTCGCTTTATTTATTTGCATCACACCTGCGGCAGTTGATTTTTTATCTGTAGAACGTACATTATTACCACCTGATTCTTTTTGAATGATAGCTGCAATAATGTTAGATGGTACGTTATACTTAGCCGACGCTTTATCTATAATAGGTTGCAATTCTTTAACCTTTTCAGATAAATTGTTTTTGTCTAAATCAACTTTTATTTTTACAGGATGTTTGATAGATTCGTTTTCTAAACGACTATTGACTTCCTGTATTTTAGCAGACACAGTTTGTTCAACTTGCGCGATAAAGTTAGCAGCTTGATCGCGTCGTTCTTTTAATGAGGTTTCTAGCTTTCTAGCTTCATCTGCTGCTAAAAGTTTAGGTGTGACTAATTTAGCGTATTCGTCGGCTTCATTCTGAGCAGAAGGTTCTTTACGATAGTCTAATTCGTTTTTATATTTTTTCTGCCCTTCTTGACCGAGGTTCTGCCACTGAGTATCTAAACTTTTGAGTTTTTCTTGTTCATAAATACTTGTCGCTTTACTTAACTGGAATTCCTTTTCTCTTAACTGTAATAACTCTTCACGCGATTGTTTCTGTGCGCCTAATGCTTGCGATTGCTTTTCATCAATCCTAGCTTGAGCTATATCTGCTTTTTCAAGCATAATACGCTGTTCTTCAGTTAGTTTTGATACGAATTTTAACTCACCGTTAAAATCTTCTTCTAACTTAGTGCGTAATGATGTATATTTACTAGATAACATCGCATCGGATATACTTCCTAGTGATTTATCTGCTGATTTAGAACCAAATGTTAGTTGGTTAATAGAATAATCGAGAGGTAATTCGTCATACTTAGGTAGGTTGACTGAATAATCTTTGATAGAGTATTTTTCATTCGCTTTACTTTTAATATCGTTTGTAACTGATTCAGTATATCCTGTAGTTTCTTTTACTACATATTCTATAGTTGCACCAACGTAATCAGCCATATTCGATACAAATGCGGCTGATTTTGGATTCTTATTAGCTAGGTAATTGAACCATCTTTCTAATTTACTAATCCATAAATCAATTTTTTCAGAAATAGATTCTGTAACAACATCAAACACATCACCAAGTGATATAATTGAATCTTTGAAAGGCTTAATATCGTCTTTTAGTGCAAAGAATCCTACTAACGCCATTGTTACAGTCGCTAAAGCTACTCCAATTGGGTTAATTTTAACTAATAACCCTACAAATCCTAAGCCATACGCAATCACACCTGATGCAGCTATACCTAATGATTTCATCACCATATCCATATTATTACTAATAGAGGACATGATTTCATAGAATTTATTTGATGCTTCAGTAGCGGTGTTTAATCCACCTACCCATTTAATAAAACCATTTTCTAATGCGTTAAACGCTTGTGCAAATGTTTTATGTGATTTTTGGAATTGTTCATCGACTTCAGTTTGACCTAACAAAATCGCGCGATAGAAGGCAGCAGATGAAATTTCACCACGATACATTGCATTACGCAAATCAGCTAAGGTTCTGATATTGTCTTTTTTATTTTTAATCGCTTCTATTTCGGCTTCAGATGCTCCGCGTAATGCAGCTTCTTCCAATTGAATCTGTTTAGATGCTTCGCTATAATGCTTAACAACCGTACCCATCACAACGGGCATACTGTCCAAGATAGACTTAAATTCTTGCCCACGAACCGTCACACCGCCTAACGCTTGTTCTAACTGCAACAAAC